GGTAGTAAGGCTGCTAAAAGAAGAAAGAGCTACTGTGCAAGGTCTGCTGGACAGATGAAGAAGTTTCCCAAGGCAGCTAAGAACCCTAACAGCCGCCTAAGACAAGCCCGTAAAAGGTGGAAATGCTAAGAACAAAAAGCATAAAATAAAGAATGTAAAAATGAAATAATAATATTTTATACTTACTAAACTTAAATTTTGCAGGAGGCTTTTCAGCCTCCTTTTTTTTGATCCACTCTTCTGCTTCTTCTTCAATAGACAATTGATCACGCTGCATGTATTTTTTCCAAATTTTCAAAGTATGCTTTATTAAAACCTCTCTCCCATTCCTTATAAAAAGCTGTATCTATCTTATACGGATTAGTTACTTTACCTCTGTGAAAAGCTTTGTATCCTTTTTCAACCTGAATACGAAGAGGGGGTTGTCTATCTTTTATCTGTTTCATTATCTTTTTCTCCACACTGATTTTGGACCTAGTTTCTTTCTATGCCGCAGGTACTTTGGTTTATGCCTTCGCAAAATTCGTTTTCTTGGAGCATGATCATTAGAAAAATTTTTCATTGTTGTACTGCCGTCATAGGCATGACAGATGGAAAGTCTACTACTTCACAACTATCTGCTGTACAAGCAAGTTCCTGTGAGCCTACAGTCAAGTCCTCTTTTTCATAGGCACTGAACTCATCCCAAGTTACATCTGTAGGCATTCGGTCCAGCAAGTCTTTGTACTGCTCTTTTGTACAATCTTGATATGGAGCTTGCTTATATGTGTGTTCAGTCATGGGCAGAAAACTTACACCAGACATACTATCAAAATTATCGTACACAAAACTTCCAACATTCAACCACTCCTTTTCTTTTACACTCACAGTTATTGATGGTTTATGTTCACACCAATAGTTAGCATATATTGTCCACAAAGTCAAGTGATCTTTTGCAGATATGTTTTTTCTTGTGATAGCACCCGAAGGTGACTTCATTGGAAACGCAAACACAGCCATGCTATCAGGCTTCTCCATAGCATCCTCATAAGGAAAGCCCTGATCAATCAAAAACTGTGTTAGTGGGTCTTTCTTGTCTGCACGAATGGTGCGAATGTAGTAGTCGTTGTGTCTTGGGTGAATGCCACTAGCTGCATTTACAAGCTGGCTCACCGTGCCTGAAGGCTTGACACAAGTGATAGCAGCAGAAGGCTCAATGCCCAAAAGCTTTGCCCACTTTCTATTTGTGCTTACAGCAGTAAGTCTTAGGTTGCTTAGAAGAGAAGGTAGATTATCCTTAGTTGTATTAGACAATAGCCTATTGTCCATGATGCCTGTGAGAGACACACCAAGTAGCCTTTCTTCCTCTGTGTTGCGTGTCCACTGCCTACTAATACCCTTAAAGTCTGTAAAGCAGGACTGTATTGTACCTAGTATAGTAGCTAGTTCAACCTTTCGTGCCAATGTTTCTGGCGTATCTTCTTCCCGTACTACAACTTCAGATAGGTTACAAAACTGTTTTGGCCGGAGAATAATCTCACTACAGGGATTAGTACCATACTCTATGTTTTTCTCTCTGCGACCATACTTAGCAGCATGTTCTTGAGCAGACTGTCTATTAAATATTCCCCGCTCACCCGATTTGCTCTCATGTAAAGCCACCCACTCACGCATAAACGTCCCAATGTCAGGCTTCTCCGTATAACACACACTGTTGTTTGAGAGTGCTCTATGCGGCTCTGTCTCCCACCATGATCCAGACTTGGCATGTCTCATGCGATCATCAGAAAGATTAGACAAGCTGATCAAAGCAGACCTACGAACTCCGCCCACTACTACTACATCTGCAATCTTACACATAAGATCGTGGCACTCAATGCTGGACAATTTCCGTCCTGCAGCTTTCTTAAATGTATTTACAGTAAATGTAAATAAATCATCTAATGGATCAGGACCACTTGCTCTACCACCAAATGTCTTTAGCTTAGAACCAGCAGGTCTAACACGAGACATGTCCCATTGTGGGACCATGCCAGCATATAAAATGTTAATCAATTCTTTATAACCACGATGCCATCCCTCTTTACTGTCCTGTACAATGATCGTAGTTTCGCTATCTTCAAATTCATCTGGAACCTTTGGTAGTTGGGATACAAACTGCCGTTCTACAGAGAACCCTACACCAGTGCCATGCATAAGAATGTACAGGCATTCATCAAAAGACCTTGGGTTATCCACCGGCAGGTAAGAGCAGTTGTATGCTGCAATATGATTGCGCTCTAGTGCAGGGCCAGCAGTCATCATGGCTCTCATGGAAGGCATGACTTTCAAGGTAACCATAGCTACATACAAGTCTGTATACATTTCCTTTGATAAAGTGTAATCATGTTTGTCCTTTAAATAATCTCTATAGAAATTTAACAAGCGAGTAACCGTTTCCTGCCAAGTCTCCCTACGCTGTTCTTCCTCATTCCACCTCGCATAGCGAGACATAGCAATAATGTTTTGGTAGTCGCTCATTAAATTAGTCATATATATGTCCTCCAGTGCATTTAATATTAAGACGCACAAGTTTTGTGCCGTAAAGGTGATCCGCTAACTCTTCTATCATGTCTTCCAGTTCCTCCGTGGGATCACCATCAACAGGCATAGGAAATTCATCCGAACTAATTTCTAGTAACATATTTACTCGTGCTTTAACTATCATAGCTTTCTACTATCTTGTTTAAATACCAAGCGGCTTTCTTTAAGTCCTCTGCTTTATTTTTATAACTCTCTCTCCACGTATACTTCAACACATTGCCCTTACAGTAGCCTTTAAACTCTTCATCAGTAAGGGCGGCACGTATAGCTTGTATACATTCTATGCCATGTTTATTGTAATGGGGTGGACTATTTACCATATCAACATCTGATTTATTTACCATTAAGCATTTCCTTCTGTGTCTGTATCAAAGGTCAGCACATGAACATTTTCTTCTTCTGGCGTAGGCATAATCATATTTTTTTGAGCATACGTTTGAATGAGATCACGAATAAAAGCATTTTCCTCCATAGCAGGAATAGACGCTGCTGCAAAATTACACAATAAAACCATGTTGTTGAACTCTACTTCTGTTAATGTAGTTTCTTTGGCATTTGTTACTATGGAAACTTGTACCTCTCCTGTCCAGCTACCCTCTTCCAAAAGAAGTTCCTCCTCCTCCTCCTCTCTTACTGGCCTAACTATAATAACAAAATCATCGGGAGTCAAGTGTTTATGAATAGTCTGCATGTAATTTTCCTTTAGTTTCAATTAATGTAGGTGGCATTAAAACTAGCTTTTCCTTTAGCCAAATTTTGGGAACAACTCTATCACAATATAAGATATCTTTCTTTTTACACCAATCTCCGTATGTAGTTTTTGATCCTTTTCTTATTTTACGTTTACTGTTTTCAAACACAAGTCTTATGTCTAGTTCTTCATGTTGACTTTTTATTTCTACATGTTTTCTTCTATCCGAAGTAGACCAAAACCCTTTAACCTCTAGTATAATGCCGTTATCTAGAACAAAGTCTGGGGTATAAGAGCGTATCGAAAAATCTACCCACTTAATTTTCATGACTTCGTAGCGAATTTTATGTCTAGCTTGTTTAATTTGCTTTGCAATAGTTTGCTCTAGACCAGATCGAAAGCCACTAGCTCTTGCTTTACGATACCCCTCTTTGTTATACATTAGTTCATCTCTAAAAGCAATGCATGTTGTACAGGAATATGAAAAAACTTTTCTCCCTTTCGTATGTACCTATTGCTGGCCTCTTTAACAGTGGCTATGTTTTTTATAGTGTCTGCGCTTATAGCCCAAGCCTGTTTACAGTCTGACCTAAGAACATAAAAGGTTAAGTTATCTTTTACAAGAAGCTTTTCTTTTCTATAAGGAATACGAATTTCCTCCCAAGAATCCGGCCAATCTCCCTTCCACGAAAATTTAATTTCTACTTCCGTGTTATGCAATACCCCATTCTTTTCTGTGACAATATCACAACTATAATTTTCTTTAGTGTTAGTTATACTGTGCCCTTGCTCGGTAAGCCAAGAAGATATTACGTCTTTTCCTCGTGTGTCTGCTTTATTGTAAAGACTTCTATCAAAAGCTTTGTATGCTCCTTTATCTGACATGCAAACCACCTTTCAAAAAATAGAGGGGGAGAAATTCCCCCTCTCAAGTGCTTACTATTTGTTAAACTCTGCCGTATCTGGTGTTAAGTGAATCAGTAATATACAAATTACGTGATCCTGCTGGATAACCAATCTTACGTAACTCCTCATTAAGATCAGCATCTGCCTCTCGCCTTGCTTCGATAGCTGACCTTACACCGGACAACCGTTTATCTCGCAATGCAATCTTTGCGCTTTTCAATTCAGCAGACATCTGTTCAACAGCATCCTGTAACTCGTCTACAGACATACCATTAAACACATTTGGTTCTGTACTAGTATCAGTCATATATTACTCTCCTTTCTCCATGTATATATAGCTAACTATGGGCTTATTTTTTGCTTTACTTACTTTGGAGGTTTCCTCCACCAGCTTGTCGCCCCAACAAGCATGTCTAAAATTACAAAACTTACACTCTGTGCTTAAAACATACCGTCCTGTTTCCTTTCCATAAAAAGTTTCTTTCGCTGGACTAAAGCACCTACTGAAATTATTATTTGATACTGCTTCAACAGTTTTTTCTAAATCTTTCATTACCTTGTTTACATTACTGGTGTACTTAATATACTTAAACTCACCAGAAGAATGGTTTATAACCCACCATCCTCCCGGCTCTACATTTTTTCCTTTTGCATATACAGTTAACTGCCCCACATAACCAAAAGGATCACTGTTTTCAATAGTGTGACCATCAATCCATTTATTTTTGTAACTCCAAGGACTTGTAGACTTAATATCATCCACTTTGTCATCTAGTATTAAGTCATATTCTCCTTGAATTTTTTCACCCGCTATTTCTGTTTCTATCCTCTCTGGTTCTTCAAATGTAGCACCCGCTTCTTTGAGAATACCCTTGAACACAGCTTCAGTAATATCTCCAATCATCATTCTTACTAAGAAATGAGAGGATGGTGGAATAGCAGCCTCTGGTTTATTCTTTTGAAACCAGAGTTGACAGGAAGCTCTACCTATATTACTTGCCCGTAAGCGAAAGTCTTTTCTAGACTCTTTAGCCTTAAACTGTTTACGCACTGCTTCTTCCACATGCTTTACTATGCCCTGTATATTTTCCTCAGACATTGTAGTTAGTCCCTGACGAGCTTCATCAAGGTATGAATGTACGAGAAGTTCTGCAGGGTGTTCCATTTGCTACTCGCTATCTACTGTAATGAAACCATCAAGGACTTCGCTCTCTTCTTCCGACAAAGGATTACTGTTGGCGTTTTTGTCGTAAGCTTCTTGAATGTAGGTATTGTATCTATTAACCCACGTTTGAAACCTCATGAGCATGTCATTGTCATCAGGCTGAACAAGCTTTACTTCTTTTGTAAGTTGAACATTATAGATGGGCTGGTATAACATATTACCATTAGCCATAGGAGCACCCTCTGTAGTCAACTCAATAAGATGTTGAGGAAACAACCTCCCTGCATCACGATACTTGGCAAGAGCCTCGCCCATGATCTTGAAAGCAGTGTTGTTCTCAATTTCCCACAGTACAGGAATAGGAGTGTCCTTTGTTTTGACGGCCTCTCCTGCATCGTCAATGGCATCTCCATCTTCCAAAACAACTGTACCAAATATAGTCCTAACTCGTTTAACAGATGTTATAAGTTTTCGTGTGGCCTCTGGAAGCTCTTGCCAATCCTTCACAAATCCAGCAGGACGACCACAATTAAATCCACCAGACTCATCAATTAAATCTGAAGAACTAAATGCTTTGTAATCATGCGTAAAAGCAGACTTAACATACTTTCCCTTGCGACCATTTTGATCTGGCGTTTGGTAAGGCAACCAACGGTTGTACCTAAAACGCTGTAGAAATGGGCGGAAGTTTATTTTCTCACAGTACATGAACGTACCACTCCCGTCATCAATCCTA